TTTTTTGATGGAAATAAAAAAAGGCATCCAAAGATGCCTTTTCTTGTTCTAGAGCAAATTATCTGCCTTGGTAGCCCTTCCAACCCGGATATCTTACCCAAGAAGGTAATTCAGCAGTTGACGGAACAGGTTGACGATCCGCACTTGGCTCCGTAGTTGCCATTGCTTGAATGTATTCTTCATTAGTCATTAAGAACTTATCGCCAGTGGCTTTTGGAATCATAGATTTAACCATCACTTGATGTTGAAACCATTCGCTGTTTGTGTCTAAAACACCATTCTCTTTAATGGCATCAAAGATCATTCCTAACTGTGCTCCAACTTCTCCGTAGGCAACTTTACGTGCTACTTCGTTACTAGTAAATGGGCCGTCTCTTTCTACCCAAACCATCTTTTGTTGTCCTGGGCTCCATTCTAAAGTCCAGTCCATAGTGATGTCGTCAGGAGCATCTACCCATGCCATTGTAGCGCCAGGTCCCTCGTAAATCTCATGATCTTCGCCTGGTTCTACGACCTGAGAAACCCAGCCTTGATATCCTACTAATGCTTTTTTCATAACTTTTAATCTCCCAGATTATTTATATTCTTCAACTACTACTATTCCAGGACGACCATCTGATCCTCTATGTCCGTGGAAATAACCACCTGTTCCGCCTGTGCCAGGGGCACTATGAGCTTGGTGATTGTGTGAAAAGTGACCCCCTTGTGGGTGTCCGCTTGGTGCAGGTCCGCCAAAGTGGCTTGTTCCGCCTGGTCCAAAACTGTGATGATGTGAGCCGCCTGATCCAGTGTGGATGTTTAAGTCACCCCCGCTGGCGCCGCCACTAACTCCGCCACTGTGTTGGTTTTGTCTGTTAGCTCCGTGTCCGCCTTGAGCACTAGCATATGGACCGAAACTTGCATAATCTCCGTTGCCACCTGCATTAGCATAGTAAGTGCCGCCGCCGCCACCACCAACATATACAGATACAGACGAAATACCGCTAACGTCTAATACACGTTCAGAATAGCCGCCTGCTGCACCTGACTCTCCGTGGCCGGAACCACCGCCACCTGCTGCTTGAACTTTTATACGAACATATCTAACTCCGCTAGGTCTATTCCAAGTTCCGCTACCGGTGAACACTTGCATACCAGAAAAACCTGCTACTGCATATTCTAGGCCGTTGTTAGATGAGTTAGTTCTTAACATGGTGTTTGAACCGCCGATGCTGGTCAAACCCGTTCCACCTTTTGATATCGGTAATGTTCCAGTTACTGTCGATGACGCAAGGTTTACAGCCGAGCTAGCCATTTTTCCAGAAGTAACTGCTCCGGCGGTGATATCTGCATCAGGAATAGATCGATCTGAGATTTGACTAGTGCCAATCTGCAAGTCAACGATTGCTGATCCTGTTAAGTTTTTTAGTGTCTGATAATTAAATGGCATTTTTCTACTCTATTAATAATATTCTGTAACTACGATGATTCCAGGTCTTCCATCAGAACCTCTGTGTCCACTGAAGTAACCGCTGGTTCCGCCAGTTCCTGGAGCACTATGACCTTGATGGTTATGAGCAAAGTGGCCACCTTGCGGATGTCCTGAAGGAGCAGCACCACCGAAATAAGTCGATCCGCCCATACCTGATGAGCGTTGTTCGTGGCCGCCACCGCAACCTCCATAAAGATTTAAATCTCCGCCTGAACCCACACCTGCTAGTCCGCCATTGTGATTATTATGTCTGTTGCATCCATGACCGCCACCTGCCGACACATAAGGACCAAATGAACTACTTGCACCGTTTCCGCCTGCATTGTTATAATACGTTCCGCCACCACCGCCACCGATTGTGATGCCTACCGACGGTATTCCAGTTACATCTAATACACGTTCAGCATATCCGCCAGCTGCGCCGGACTCTCCGTGACCACCGCCGCCGCCGCCGCCACCTTGGACTTGAACTTTGATATATCTTACTCCACTTGGTCTGTTCCAAGTTCCGTTACCGGTAAACACAACCATACGGTATATTCCGGTAGGTGCAAATTCTAAAGCATTATTTCCTGAATTAGATGCTAAAACTCTAAAAGATCCAGGTAAAGAAGTTAATGCTGTTCCTCCTTTGTTAACTGGCAACGTTCCGGAAACAGAAGCCTGTGTAACATCAACAGATCCTGTTCCTAATTCGCTTGATGTGATTGTTGAATTCGCTATTTTAGCATTGGTAACTGCGTTTGTAGTAAGATCTGCACCAATAATGGCGTTATTAACCAATGCCGCTTGGCTTATATTTTTTAGTATTTGATAATTAAATGGCATCGATATCTCTCTTAATAAAAACTAGTAACAACAACTAGACCAGGACGTCCGTCTGAACCTCTATGTCCATGAAAGTGAGCACCTGCGCCGCCTGTGCCTGGAGAACAATGAGTTTGGTGATTATGAGCAAAGTGGCCGCCTTGTGGATGACTGCTCGGAGCACCGCCTCCCCAGAATGTGTCTGCATTTGATTGAGCACTATAAGCATGGTGACTAAATCCGCCACCTTGGTGTAGATTTAAATTTCCACCCGATCCAACACCACTAACTCCACCGCTATGTTGATTCTGTCTGTTAGCACCATGTCCGCCACCTGCGGAAATATATGGGCCAAATCCAGCGTAGTCTCCGTTGCCGCCTGCATTGGCATAATACGTGCCACCACCGCCACCGCCAACATAAACAGATACTGATGAGATTCCAGTAACATCTAAATAACGTTCTGCATATCCTCCGGCACCGCCACCTTCGCCGTGGCCTGATCCGCCGCCACCTGCTCCCTGAACTTGCACAAGAATATATCTTACTCCACTTGGTCTATTCCACGTTGAACTTCCTGTGAAAATTTGCATTCCCTGTATACCGTGAGGATTAAATTGTAAATTTGAACCATCACTGTATAATGCTTGGTATGCTCCTCCTAAAGAGGTTACATTAGTTCCGCCTTTATTAATTGGCATCGTTCCTGTAGTGGTCGACGATCCTAAATCTACAGCGCCGGAACCTAATTTTCCAGAAGTAACGTTACCTAATTGAATCTTTGTGCCTGTTACAGCACCGTCGGCAAGATCTACAGAATCAATAGAGCCGTCAACGATAGCTTGATCGGTTAAGTTTTTTAATGACTGATAATTGAACGGCATTCTTTATTCCTTAGATAGCTTCTAGTAACCAACCTCTTGTTGCATCATAATAAACCATTCTGACACTAGCACCGTTGGTGCTAATAACCATAGTGTCTAATTGACGCATAATTCGCCCACCATTTGGATTGACTGTGCAGTTATTTGTTCCAAATGTTCCTGCTACATCAGTGATTTTTACAAAATCTCCTGGGTTCGGACTAGCGGGAAGTGTTATAGTCACTGCCGCACTGGTGGTATTTACCCAAAATGATCTGTTAGCAACTACTGTTTGGCTTGAGCTAACATCTACTCTTTGGTAGTCGCCAACTGTGACCCACGAACTGCCGTTGTAAATTTCTAACTGACCTGTTGATTGATTATAAAAGGTAACTCCTGGGTTTACCGCAGTTGGTCGTTCAGCAGTCGTCCCCATGATATTGGCAGACATTGTTGCCTGAATACCTAATGATACTATTCTTCCCATGTTTTTACGCTCCTATTAAGCTGTTGATGTTTCGATACCATACACCACAGCAGAAACGTTGATAGCACTTGAACGCACTACAATCAATTTTCCAGCATCTAATACTAGACCTGTTCTTTCTAAAACACCGTTAGCAGTTATCTGAGCATCATATTCGATAAACTCAGCATTGCCTGGTGTTGAAGTAGTCGCTACTGCGATACGAACCGCTGCTGCTGTTGCGCCTCTGTTACATAAGTTCACAGAAACTACAGCAAACGTGTCCGCTGGACAGGTATAGACCGTAGTATTTGTTGCTGCTGATAGGTCTGCTGTTCCTAATCTTCCTGTTGCCATTTGTTAATCTCCATTATCTATTATTTAAAAAGTAGTTCCAAGCTACTGGGTATCCT